GTAGTTGGTGACACACCTATGAGATTAGCGGGTACGTCAACTAACATACAGAACTGGGCAAACCACTCAGCCGGAGCACTTGACAATGGTGAGGACGGCTTAGTCAGTTCAAGTGATTACTTGGGTGTGTTTTATCCATCTGGTTTGACAACAGACAACACAGGAAAATCAATTGTAGTTCCACCATCACACATGATGTTGAGAACACTAGCAAACAACGACAGCATCGCTTTCCCATGGTTCGCACCAGCAGGAACAAGAAGAGGTGTGGTTGACAATGCAACGTCAGTTGGTTACATAGACACAACAAATGGAGAATTTGAAACAATATCTGTTACGGAGTCAGTGAGAGATTCAATGCACGAGGTCAAAGTGAACCCAATCACTTTCTTCTCAGGAGCAGGAATCGTTAACTTCGGTAACTTGACAAAGACATCAGCAAGTTCTGCCTTAGACAGAATAAACGTTTCAAGATTGGCAGTGTATCTAAGAACACAATTAGATGCTGTTGCTAAACCATTCATCTTTGAACCAAATGATGAGTTGACTAGAAACGAGATCAAAGGTGCAATAGAATCATTCTTGTTGGAGTTAACGGGTCAGAGAGCATTGTATGACTTCCTAGTAGTTTGTGATGAAACGAACAACACACCTACAAGGATTGACAGAAACGAACTGTACGTAGATATAGCAATTGAGCCGATCAAATCAGTTGAGTTCATTTACATACCGTTGAGAATCAAAAACACAGGAGAAATTGCAAAATTAGGAAACTAATTTTCGATAAAGGAGAAAATATATGGCAATATCAACATTATCAAAGTTTACAGTACCTTTAGCAAACGACCAAAGTTCAGCATCACAAGGTCTGTTGATGCCAAAACTTCAATATCGTTTCAGAGCAATATTGGAAAATTTTGGAGTATCAACACCGAGATCAGAACTAACAAAACAAGTAGTGGACATAACAAGACCGCAGTTAGGTTTTGACACAGTAACATTAGATGTATACAACTCAAAAGTATATGTTGCAGGTAAACACACTTGGGAAGCAATCACAATCACATTAAGAGATGACGTGAACAACTCAGTTACTAAACTGGTTGGTGAACAGATACAGAAACAGTTTGACTTCTTTGAACAGAGTTCAGCGGCATCTGGTATTGACTACAAATTTACTGCTAGAATTGAAATGCTAGACGGCGGAAATGGAGCAAGTGCACCAAATGTGTTAGAAACATGGGAACTGTACGGTGCTTTTGTAGACAACGTAAACTACAACTCACTAGCATACGCAACTTCTGATCCGGCGACAATCACTTTATCTCTAAGATACGACAACGCTATCCAAACTCCAACAGGAACAGGAATCGGAACAGCCGTGGCTAGAACGATCGGTACATTGAGTACTGGTGGTGGACAATAATAAAAAAAAATTAAGTTAGCAATTATAACATCAAAAGCGTCTTTATAGGCGCTTTTTTTGTGGCCATAAATACGAGTATGCCAAGCATTAACAACTTCCTAAAAGGTTTCCAGGACGGCCTTCCAGGTATGAAAGACTACCAACACGCATCGAGATTGTACCTAGACGACAATTACAAGTTGATGCCCAAACAGAAGTTTCTGTTCCACGTGGTGTTCAACACAGATGAGACCCTATTCCAGGGAGGATTTAACGCCAACGAAAGGTACCAATTGAACATGTTGGTCAAAACATGTGACCTGCCCAAGTATAACATGAGCTACGAGGAGAAGACACAGTACAACAAGAAGATGTACAATGCCACAAGAATAGCATACGAACCTGTGAACATCACATTCCATGATGATCACGCAGACACTGTGAACGCATTCTGGAAGAAGTACTACGAGTACAACATAGCAGATTCTATAGGCATGAACTCAGATCTAACAATAAGCAACACCAAGGATGACTATTATGCCTATGGTGATGCGAGGCAGACAACCAAGTTTGGTATGGACACTCCAAAGCAAAGAAAAAAACCATATCTAAAGGGCATTGAGATATTTGTTTTACACAAAAAGAGATTCACATCAATGACTCTTGTGAATCCTGTAATAGGATCTTTCAGCCATGATAATCTAGACCAAGCGGATGGCCAGGGTATTTTGGCCAACACTATGCAAATTCTTTATGAAACAGTGATATACAAAGCAGGCATTATAAACAAGAACAACGTACCAGGTTTTGCAACAATCAGTTATGATCGATCCCCTAGCCCATTGAGTGTGTTAGGAGGAGGGACTAACAGTATATTTGGTCCTGGTGGAGTAGTGGACGGCATAGGATCAGTGATTAAAAATTTTAACAATGGCAACATACTAGGTGCAATACTTGGTGCAACCAACACCTACAATAATGCTAAGAAAATTAAGAAAAAAGATGTAAAGGCAGAACTAAAAGGGATTGCCAAAGATGGTGTACTTGAAATTGGCAAGCAGGCGGGAACTATATCAAATCCGGTAGCACAATTTAGTGTTGGTGCGGCGGCCTTAGTAGGTGCCAGCGCCTTGGCATCGGCAAGAGGCACAGCGGACAACAAAAATCAAGCCGACAATAGAGTGATAATGCATAGCACAGTAGACACAGTCAACTTCCTGGGAGAAGATGAATCATTCAATCTTATATCTAATGATGAAAATGTGCGAGATGAAATAGCGGCCGCGATATATTTCAAAGACATAGGTTCTCGTAAAGGATTAACGACAGCACAATCTAATTTGGAATACGAGGCATCCGCTGACAACATAAAAACTGTATACACAAGCAAAGCGATCACAGATGTAAGGAAGTTGGTCACAGAAGGATACATAAAAATTGCAAGACAGTCACAGGATGTGGAGATAACAACAGAGAAGGCGACAATATAATGACAGAATTTTACACAAACCTACCGCCAAAGGACAAAGACGAGTTACAGAAGACCGTGGAGAAATTGACCACAACTGCATACGAAAATGATTACCAATTCAATGTGGGCGAGTATGACAGCACAATAGCGTTCTTCGTCAAACGTAACTTCACCAGGGCGGCCGCAGAATCCACAGCATACGCCATACTGTCACAGGCCAAGATTGACAACATAAAGCCACAACAGATACTAGATCAGTTGGGCCAAGCGACATCGGCACTGTTGTCTGAACTTATGACCATAATATTAAACGCCAACAGATACAAGTCAAGTAGGCTGGGTGTGAGGAAAACACTGGCCACCAAAGAGACGGTATCTAGAAACATCATAAACTAATGTTACCGAGATTTGCTAGGGGCAAGTTCTCTCCCAAGAATCAAGAGAAGTACGTGGGCACAAAAACACCAACATACAGGTCAAGTTGGGAACACTCTTTCATGAGATTGTGTGATGAACATCCTAATGTGTATCAATGGGCCAGTGAATCAATCAAGATTCCATACAGGCATCCGTTCACAGGCAAGTACACTGTGTACGTGCCAGACTTCTTCATTGTGTACCAAGACAAGGAAGGTCGCAAACATGCGGAGATGGTGGAGGTCAAACCCATGAGCCAGACGTCCATGGAGGCCGCGGGCAAGAGCATGGCCAAGAAGAAACAGGTTGTGATAAACATGGCCAAGTGGGAGGCCGCAAACGCCTACGCCAAACAGAGACGTATCAAGTTCAGGGTGGTATCAGAAGAACAGTTGTTCCACAACGGCAAACGTAAGTAAATACGACAATGACAAAGAAACTAGAAGACATCCTCAATTTACCAAACGTCAAAGAAGCGTTCAAAGAGGTAGACAAGAAGGAAAAGGACAAGAAGATCAAAGAGGCGAATGGACAACACCCATCTGCTAAAAATTTAGACCCACAAACGCAGAAGAATCTACAGAAGAGCTATGCGGAGTTTGATAAGATTGCGGCCGCACTGCCACAGGTAAAAGGGCTAGGCGAGTTGTCAGATCTGGAGTTGGACAAACTGGCCATTGAAGCGGAAGAAAGTTACAAAAATCTCATGGACCTAGGCATGAACGTGGACTCACGATATTCGGGACGTATATTTGAGGTGGCAGGAAATTTCCTAAGGAACGCCATAGACGCCAAGGGTAGCAAGATAGACAAGAAGCTCAAGATGGTGGAACTACAACTCAAGAAGATGAAACTGGACAAGGACGGCAACAAAGACGGTGGTCCGGTAGAAGAAAGTGACGGATTCGTCATATCTGATCGTAACGAATTGATGAAGAAATTACTTAAAAAAGATTAATGTCATTACCTGAGAATTTTTGTTCTGCTCCCTTTATTCAACTACAAACCAGCAAAGATAATAGATGCGGTGTTTGTCCGTACACACCGAACCGTTGGCAAGTGCAGGGAACGATAGCAGACAAATGGAAATCAAAAGAACTTGAAAGTCTCCGAAAAAGTTTTATCGAGAATAAGCAAGATCCACAATGCAGAAGATGTTGGAAAGAGGAAGAGGCAGGCAAAAAAAGTTTACGTCTAAGACTGTCAGAACACAAAGGCAGTAAAAACACAAAAAAAATATTTGAAAAATATATAGAAACAAAAAAATATCTCGAGTACCCTAGAGTCTTGACATTGATACCTGGCAACGAATGTAATTTGGCTTGTCCATCATGCACGGGAGGATTTTCTAGTAAATGGAATAGTTTGATTGCAAACGGAAAATATGAGATACAATCAATGGAACCAAATTGGAATCTTTCTGATGCAGATTATCAGGACATAGTAGATAATTCAGAAAAACTGCAGAAAATAGAACTGTTTGGTGGCGAACCATTTCTTAACAAACGTAATAGAAATTTGTTAATTGATAAACTTATCGAAAAAGGCACATCTAAAAATATCACAATCTATTTTAACACAAACGGCACATTGTTTGACGAAAAATACATGAATTTGATTGTAGATAATTTTAAATTCGTAGAAATAAGATTATCAATGGACGGATTGTATGAACAATTTGAATATCTACGTTATGGTGCGAACTTTGAAAAAGTGTGTGAGAATGCTGAAAAGTTCAAGGCGTTGCCAAACACAGACTTTGAAATTATATGTACAATATCTATTTTCAACCTGTTTTCTATTGCTGACATGGATAAGTTTTTCAAAGAACGGAATTGGTCAGTGTACTACAACATTGCAAGTTTCCCCAATCACCTTCTGTTACACAATCTTCCCGAATCCACAAAAGATCATGTAGTCGTAGGGCCTGCTTTCCATGATATAAAGAAATACACCACGATGAAACAATGTAATCAAAGCGATTGGGAAAAATTTGTACAATATACCAAGGAATTAGATAATAACCGAGGCTTATCCTTCAAAAACACATTTCCAACACTATACAATCTAGTCAAAAAACACGGGTATGAATCAACAATAAAGACTAAATATTGCATATGAGCACATTCAAAGACTACCTAACGGAATCTACTAAGTCATATGACTACAAAATAAAGATCGCAGGGGCAAAGAAAGATATTGATACAAATGCTTTAGAAACAGCACTGCAAAAATTTGATCTTGCCAGCATGTCAGCAGGTAAGACCACGCCAATCATGACGCTACCACTTGATTTTCCTGCCTTAAGC